ATTACGAGACGAATTTGTTGCCGATGAAAAATTCTATATTACAGCTTCTGGAGCAGATTCTACTGCTTTAGTAATAAGTGATTTACAGTTTATTGAAAGTGATAGTTTGACTATAGATCCAAGTCTCCCAAATTTACAAGCAAGCGATTTTAAGGTAAGTGTGATGCATTTTAGTAATCACGACATTAATAATTTTTCTAGATATACTTATAATGTTTTAAATAATTCAATTGTAAACGCAAATTCACCTGAAGCAACTAGACGTAATTTGTTAAGTAACGGAATTGTAGAACTTGAAAAACCAGTGTTGTCTGCTCAGTATGTTTGGGTAATTAAAAACGGAATAGTTTTACAACCTTCAATTGATTATGTAGTAATGGAAACATTAGATGCTATTAGACTTACTAATATTCCTAACGAAAATGATCGCATTGATGTATTACATTTCCAAAATAATACAGCATCTCCAAAATTTGGATATAGAATCTTTAGAGACATGTTAGGAAGAACACATTACAAACGACTCAATGAAGATAATAGTTATAAATTAGCAGTAGCATTAAAACAATATGATACAAAAATTATATTAGACGATGCTACAGGTATAGTTCAACCAAACACTTTACAAAACATTCCAGGTGTATTATGGGTTGATGGTGAACGTATTGAATATTTTGTAGTAGAAGAAAACACTTTAAGTCAGCTTAGAAGAGGTACTTTAGGAACTGGAGCAAAAGTAAATTATCCAGTAAATACAAAAGTATACGGACAAGGTATTGACGAAACAATTGATTACAGAGATACATATCAAGTTTATAGACAGTTAGCAGATGGTAGTAATACTGTTGTTGATATAGATTTTGAATTTAATAATATTAATGAAATTGAAGTGTTTGTAGGCGGTAGAAAGTTAAGTAAAGTGGCAGTAGATGTGTATAACAAAACAATAGCACAAGACAGTCCAGAAGCTGACCAAACACAAGATAAAGAGTTTGATGTTATAACAGTTGGCAGCGAAAAAGTAATCCAATTTGCTACTACTCCAGCTATTGATACAGAAATAAGAATTGTTAAGAAAACAGGTAAAACTTGGTATAATAACGGAACTTCTTTAAGAGATAGTAATTCTTCAATTGCTAAATTCTTACGCGGAGCAACTATTGAGCTACCTAAATAAATACAGTATAAGGTAAAAAAGATGACACAGTTTAAAGATTTAAATGGAATACATGTAGAAGGACACATTAAAATTTCTGACCCAACTAGTGGCGAAATTTATGTGAATAAACGCAATGCTATTCATTATGAAAACATGAGTCTTGCTTTAGCAGAAAGTTTAGCTAATCAAGGTTATGGTTTTGTATACGAAATGAGTTTTGGAAATGGCGGTACAAGCGTTGATCCAACAGGTATTGTTACTTATTTAACACCTAACAGCACCGGAACAAATGCTAGTTTGTACAATCAAACATTTACAAAAGTAGTTGATGAAAGAGCTGTAGCAAATACAGATCCAACTAGAAATAAAACAGAAATTAGACACGTTAGTGGAACAAATTATACCGATGTGCTTGTAAGATGTTTGTTAGATTATGGAGAACCAGCAGGACAAGATGCTTTTGACACAGCAGGTAGTTCAGAAAATTTATATGTATTTGATGAATTAGGTTTACGTAGTTATTCAGAAAGTGGAACTGGTAGACTAATGACACATGTTATTTTTCATCCAGTACAAAAAAGTTTAAACAGGTTAATACAAATTGATTATACAGTTCGTATTCAAAGTTTGAGCGGAATTGAGGGTTAATAAATGGCAGACTATAGTATTAGATTTACGGATTTTGTAAACAACGGTTCGATTGAAATAGAAGAAAACAGTTTAAATAGTTCAGATACAAGTTTAAAATTACCCGGACAAAATTTGTCTGGATATGGATCTTACATCAATACAAACTTTTTACAATTATTAGAAAATTTTGCTAATACTACTGCTCCTATCAACGCCGTTGAAGGTCAATTATGGTATGACACAACTGTCGGAGTTGATCAACTCAAAGTTTATGATGGTGCTGCTTGGGTAGCATCAGGTGGTATCAAAAAAGCTCAATCACAGCCACAAGCAAGTGAAAGTATTATAGGTGATATTTGGATTGATACAGCAAACTTACAAGCATATCTTTATAGTGGTAGTGGCTGGATACTAATTGGACCTGATTATGCTGAAGGCGCTTCCACTGGTGTAAAAATTGAAAGTATTATAGGCACAAGTGCTGAGTTAGGAACAGACAGACAACATGTAATTTTATCTAGCTATGTAAATGATAAAATTGTTTCTATACACAGCAGTTACGAATTTACTCCTAAATTAAAAATAGCTGGATTTCCGTCTGGTACTGTTTTAAAACCAGGTATTAATCTTCCTTCTGAAACAATTTTTAATGGCAAAGCAGCAAAGTATTATGGCACAGCTGAAAAAGCAGAAAAAATAATTGATTCAACAGGACTGTTATCAATTGAGTATAATGATATTGCTAGACTTTCTGTAGCAAACAGATTTGAAAAAGAAATTAAGATTGCTACAAATACTGGTATAACAGTAGGCGAAAACGGTATCTTAAGTATGAGTATTACTGGATCAACAGCATTTCTTAGAAATAAAGCAACTGATGGTCCTATTGATTTTCAAGTTAATAATGCTGGAGCAAATACTACAGCTTTAAGAATTACTTCAGAAGGCAAACATGGTATTTTGACTACAGCACCAGACGAAGAATTAGATGTCGTAGGAAATATTCAAGCTAAACCTAATGCTGCTAACCAAGGCGGTAGAGTTATCGTAAAAAGCATAGCAGATAGTAGTGTATACACAGATTCAACAGCATCTTTAAGTACATTAGGCGGAGTAAGTATTGCCAAAGCTGTCAATGTTGGAGGAGAAGCGTATTTCAACCAAAATGATACAGACAATACATCTAGCATATATGCTGAAAATATTCAACCGTACACTCCTTCAGTAAATAAAATTGGAACAGAAGCATTACCTTATCTTGAAGTACACTCTAACACTTTTTATGGAAATGTAATTGGTAATGTAAGTGGTAATGTCGGCGGCACTGCTACAAGTGCAGGTAAATTAGCTCAACCAACAACGTTCCAATTTAGCAGCACAGGAGATGTAACAGCATCAGCACCAATTACATTTGATGGGCAAGTTGGCGGCACTACAAAAGAATGGACACTAAACGTTGATCCAGCATTTATAGACAATCAAACAGCAACAGGTGTAGTAAACACTCTTACTGACGAAGTATTAATTAACCGTAGCGGCGCACTTACAAAAATGACACATCAAACATTTGTAAGCACAATTCCTACATTTGTTTTAGGAATGATTATGCCTTTTGCTGGCACTGTACCTCCTGATAAATGGGAGTTGTGTCATGGACAAGAGCTCACACGCGGTGGATCTTATGAACAATTATACGAAGTAATTGGCAACTTATACGGAACACCAAGTGATCCAGCTACAAAATTTAAAGTACCAGATTTTAGAGGCAGATTTTTAATTGGACATTTAGGAGATGCTACAACAGGCAACCGTGTTCTTAACGATGCTTCTGCTAATACTGTAGGACTACCAGGCGGTAGTGAATCAGGAGTTATTCAACAAAATCAACTTCCTGATCACCAACATAGTTTACAAGGCGATAACGGAGAGCAGTATTATAGCACTACTGGTGTTGCTGGTGGTACAGATACAGGTGCTCAAGCACAATCTATTATGGGTACAACAGCAGGAACAGCTAACACTCAAACAGGTAATATGATAGATGTAGACAATGATCCGTTCTATCATACTCCACCGTTTGTAACAGTTGAATACATTATATATACAGGAGTTTCATTACTATGAGTTATAAAATAAACCAATCAGACGGTACACTCTTAGTAGATTTGATTGATGGAAAAATTGACGTTGCTACTACAGATGTAACTCTTGTTGGACGTAACTACACAGGATACGGAGAAGCATTTAACGAAAACTTTGTTAAAATTTTAGAAAATTTTGCTTCAACAGTTCAGCCAACTAATCCACTTAGAGGACAAATATGGTATGACACTAGTGTAGGTAGACTAAAGGTATATGACGGCACAGAATTTAGAGGCACTGATACAACTACTTATGCCGCTTTACAACCTAGTATGGTTGCTGGAGATTTGTGGGTAAATGCTACAACCAAGCAATTGTATTTTTCAGATGGTAGTCAAATTTTTAGAGCAGGTCCAACTTATACTAGAACACAAGGACAAACAGAATGTGATGCTATAACGCTTACTGACAGCAATGGATTTGATAAAACTGTAGCACGTTGGACAGTAGGTGGTAATTTAGTAGCTATTGTATCAAGTGAAGATTTTACTGCTCCTGTCATAGACTCAAATGTTGCTTTAATACCAGGATTTCCTACACAGATAAAAGCAGGGGTTAACATTAATCCAACATATAGTACTTTTGCTTGGAATGGCACAGCTACTAATGCTAATAACTTAATTGATACAGCAAATAATGTATACTCAGCATCAGATTTCTTACGTGTTTCTCCAAATTTAAATGTTGCCACATATCAAACTACAAACCAGCATTTACATATTAACAATGACAGAGGACTGCTAGTTGGTGATGTGTCTAGACTCAGTTTATCAACAGATACAACATCTCTTAATAGAGATATTGTTATTAGATCGTTTAGAGATAATGCTAATATTAAAATTCAAACTAGCACTAGTGGTTCACCTGACGATGCTATTACAATAGATACAAGCAATAGACGGGTTGGAATATTTAATGCTGAACCAGCAGCAATGTTACACATTGGAACAAGCGATAGCGCAGCCGAGAATACAAGTATAATTATCGAAGGTAATTTAACTGTTAGAGGCGATAGTTCTAGCTTAGATGTGTCTACATTAAGAGTAGAAGATAAGCAAATTGAACTAGCAATTACAGATGGTAGTACATTACTAACAAATGCCCAGGTAGACGACGGTGGCGTTGTTTTACGTGCTTCTGGAGAAGAGAAAAAATGGACATGGAGAGATTCTACCGATTCTTGGACAGCGAGTACAAATATAGATGTAGCAGACGGCAGAGTTTACAAAATTAATAATACAACAGTATTAAGTATTAATGAACTACATAACAGTGTTACCCAAGCAACTGGACTTGTGCGTGTAGGTACTTTAGAAGAACTTACAGTTGATAACATATCGTTTAACGCTAGTACAATAACAACAACTACTGGACTTAATTTAAACGTTAACGGTGATATACAATTAGTAGCAACATCTAAAATTCGTAATATTGCTGAACCAGCAGCAGATAATGATGCTGCTACAAAACTATATGTTGACGATGCTAGTAAAAGCACAGACATATGGCTTTCAGTTGATTCAACAGGATTAACTGATGCCCAAATTGCTGCTTTAGTTAACGATTTAGTTCCTGCTAGTACAAAAAATAATGGAGTAAGTGCTAGAGTTCATTGTACATCATATAGCGGAGAGTATACATATAATCCAACTGGATCAGTATCAAAAAGTTTTGTAGCAGTTGATAGTGCTGGTGTACAAAACCAATCGGTTATAGGAGACTTTAGTTTTACAAATACAACAGATACAGTAACACTTACTGTAACAAGAACATTAAAAAGATTTGAAGTTGTTGTAGGATCATGGACGTGGCAGGAAAACTTGTCTAGTAGCGTTTAAGATAAATACTTAAAATTACACACAAGGTGAAGTAAATGGCATACATAATTAATAGATATAGTGGGGCGCAGTTAACAACTGTCGAGGATGGCACAGTTGATGATACAACTGAAATTAAACTAATTGGTAAAAACTACGCAGGTTACGGCGAACAACAAAACGAAAATTTTTTGTTTTTATTAGAAAATTTTTCAGGAACTAACGCACCAACAAAAGCACTTACAGGTATGCTGTGGTATGACGCTACATCTGAACGTATTAGAGTGTATGACGGCACACAATACAAAACAGTAAGCGGAGCAGAAGTATCAGCAAATCAACCAACTGGATTATCCGAAGGCGATTTGTGGTGGAATACAACAACAAATCAATTGTATGCTAAAAATGCCAACGACGAATATAACCTAATTGGACCACAATCAACATCATCAGGTACAACAGAAATGCGTACCTTAGATTTAATTGATTCAACACAAAACAAAAGAGAAGTGATTGTTTCCTACAATAATGATGAAATAATTGCTATAATTTCAAGAAACGAATTTACTCCACAAGTTTCACAACCAGATGTTACAGGATGGTCATATACAGAATATCCTACAATAAAATCAGGTATTACATTACGAGCAGTTGATAATGATGGTGTATCAGGTGTTGATTCAACAGGTGAAACTAATCTGTATTGGGGATCGGCAAGTAATGCTCTTAGACTTGGTGGATATTTAGCAAGTGATTATTTAAGATCAAGTAGTTTACCAAATCCGTTCCCAGAAATAAATTTTGGTGATGCTGGATTTACTATTGGTAATGGTACAGACATAAGACACTTTATTGATGCTGATGGTCAGACTCCAGTAATTAAATTAAACAACAATATACTAAACATTAGAGATAGTGGAGATTCTGATCAGTTTACTATTACTAATTCAGCTATATTTCCTGTTACCAGATCAACTAATAATTTAGGCGGCCCAATAAACGAATTTGCTAATGTTTATGCTGACACATTTACTGGAACTGCTACACAAGCAAGTACTTTAAATGTAAATGGAGTATTTAGAGCAGCAGCAACTACTGCGGATCCTAACACTGTAGCAGCTAGAGACGGCAGCGGAAACTTGGTAGCAAACATATTTACTGGTACTGCTACTCAAGCACGTTATGCTGATTTAGCTGAAAAATATACAACTGGTGAAACTGAACTAGAACCAGGCACAGCAGTAGCAGTAATAGCTGATGACTGTTGCGAAGTAGGTCCTGCTAAGTCTAGCGATATATGTATAGGTGTAGTATCAACAGATCCTGCTATTATGATGAATAGTGAAGCCGAAGGTCAATATATTGCCCTTAAAGGTCGTGTTCCAGTTAAAGTCGAAGGACCAGTCAAAAAAGGACAAGCAATATTTGCTTGGGATAACGGAATTTGTAAAACTGTTGCTACTAGTGCGCTAGTAGGTGTTGCTCTTGAATCTAACGACGACGAATCAATTAAACTTGTTGAGTGCGTTTTAAAAGTATAAATACACAAGTATTATTAAATAGGAGTTAGCATGGCAGTAGGTGATATAATCTCTGTTGCGAGATACAATATTATGCAAGACAGAGCTAATAAAGTTCTCGGAGTTGGAGGCGGTTCCTACGGAGAAACATTTGGGTATGGACAAGCAGTAGCAAGCTCAAGTTTGCCAACAAATGTAGCAACCAATCCAACAGTGGTTAATTCTACACATATGCAGAATTTAAAAACAGATATTGTAAAAGCATATGTCCACCAACAAAATACATTACCTACGTTAACTGATATTTCTACTTCTGATGATATAACGGACGCTGTATACGTTGAATATGAAACAGCATCAACAAGAATTGAAACAGATCATTTGTTATATAATATTGCCCAAATGACTGTGCCGGAAGCAAAGTTAAGCGTAACAAGAACTACACAATGGGGAGCACCAGGACTACCGACTATTATACACGAATGGTCAGTAACATGGACAGATAGAGATCATCTAAGGGCATTTTTTAATTCAGGCGGAGAAGTAAGAACTAGAGCGAGTATTACTGGCGGCTCTGGTACAAAAACTACTAATTGGAAAAACATGTTATCAACAGTTGGAACTGTAAAGTTTAGTTACACTGATACAGTAGCAACAGCAGGCACAGATTATAATATTGGCGCATATGACTTGACAGCAGGCGGCAGTTATGTTAATATATGGTATTACGAACCAGGAGCAGGTGCTTACGAAAACAATAACATTACATACAAAGCAAAATTAAATTCAGCAGGAAATATAATAACATTCCGTGTTGAATATACAGATGGCGATGCTATACCACCAGGAGATGGCACACCAGGAGTAGACGAACCAGTAGAAGGTACGTTTAATAGCATTGTTGAGCAACAAAGAGCAACCGGTTCTTATGTAGAGGTACCAACTCCTAATTATAGTAATATCTTGACAATCTAAGGATAATTTATGGCATTACCAGTATCAGTAGGCGCAACAATATTAGCAGCAGAATATAATGAACTACGTGATCCGGTAGATTCTATATACACAAGCCAATGGTACCAAACTGCTTTTTCTAGTGATGTTACAGCCGATGTTGATAGTGTAACAGAACAACAATTATTTAACTTATATATCGATCTTCAATCTTTATATGTCCATATGTATGGATCTTTAAGTGCAGATTTTAGACCTCCAGCTGTTGGACAAAAAATTGGTGCTGACGAATCATTAGATTACAATCAGGCAACCGGAGCAGAAACTGCTGTATCGAATTCCGCACTTATGGGATTCAATGATTATAACACTGTAAAAATTGATATTGAAAATTTTGATCTTACTGCTCATTTAAACTATCCTACAGGTAATTTTACTCCAGGAAGCACACTAACAAATCAACGAACTACAGCATGGGGCAATACAAGCACAACAGACGATATCTATCATATTGTTGAAATTGAATTTGCTAATGGAGCAGATCAAGAAGCTGCTTGGCTAAATGCTGGAGGGTTTATAACTTTTAGAGCAGATTTAACCGGCGGCACAGTTGGTACAGTGGGTACTAAAGATGACGATTGGCAGACATTGCTCAATGCTATGGGTGTTATATATGTTGATAAAAATGGATCTAGTTCTTCTAACTTTGCCGGCACTAATTACAATGTTGGAATAAGTGACTTAGGAAGTGGATATTCTTTAATTTATGAAAAAGCAGGATCCGGCGCATACGATGACAACAACTATAGAATATACGGAACTAGAGTGTCTGCTGGTGTGTATAGATTTAGAATAAGGTTTTATGACGGAGATACAGGGACAGGCGATCTAGGCGGCGCCGGTACAGGAACACCTGTTGATGAGGCAGTTGGAGGCACTTTAACTAGCCGTATTCAACCACATACGCCTGACAGTGGATTTATTTGGGATAGCACAACTTACACAGCATGTTCGGTTACTCAGGTAAATTATTCAACAGTTTATAGCCTAGCTAACAATCCAACTAGTGTTCCCACTTGACAAATAGTTTATATTCGTGTATTATTACAGTAGTAATATCGGAGTATACGAATGGACGAAAGACTTGAAAAGGCTTTAGATTTTAGTAATTATATGATTACACTAGATAATCAAAAAAGGTTACTTAAAGAAAAATATCAAGAAGATTTAATGTATTATCACAATGGTGGTACATTTACAGCTACAAAGGAATTGATAACATTTTGTTCTTCCATGGAGTCATCTCAGCAAGAAGAAATAATTCTAACAGATGATAATAATATTCCAATAAAAGTTACAACACAAGAATTTTTAGATGGAATACGTGATACATATTTCCAAGCAAGTAACAAGTACTATGTTGAATTTGATAAATTAATATCAAACAGAACAGTAGAAGGTATTATAGATTTATGAGCAGAGGTGCTCTATTAATAGCAAGAAATAATTCTCAAGTTGATTACGTTAAACAAGCAATTTTTTGTGCTGAAAAAATACAACAGCATTTAAATATTCCTGTTACGTTATTGACAGATAATGTTTCCTATATGGAAAAAACTTATAGCAATAAAATACAAGTGTTTGATAATGTTATTGCTTTACAAAACGAAAAAGCAAAAAGTTATAAAAAATACAGAGACGGTATTTTCCAAGAATATAAATTAGAATGGAAAAACACAAGTCGTAACGTTGCTTATGACGTAACTCCATATGACGAAACATTATTAATGGATACTGATTACATCTTAGCAAATAATGTGTTAACAAATTGTTTTAAACAAAACAACGATTTAATGATGTATAACATGGCTACTGATCTAGCCGGATGGCGTGATTTTTCCGAGTTTAGCCATATTTCACCAAATGGAATAGACTTTTATTGGGCAACTATTGTATTTTTTAGAAAAACGAAAGTAAATAAAATATTTTTTGATCTTGTAGGACATATTAAAGATAATTGGTATCATTATAAAGTTGTTTATAAAATTATGAATCCAACGTTTAGGAATGATTTTGCTTTTAGTATAGCTGCTCATATCATGAACGGATATATGAGGAACAATTTTGTAACGCCATTACCTGGTAAAAAATATGTAAGTCTTGATAATGATATTTGTATTGGTATAGATAATAATAAATTTAATTTTTTAGTACAAAAAGAAGCCAGTGCTGATTATTTTCCTGTGTCTACTAAAGAACAAAATGTACATATAATGAATAAGTTTAGTTTAAACAGGATAATCGATGAGTCTTAATTTTACAATATTTGCGCAAAATAGCACACACGATTATGTTCAGCAGGCATGTCTAGCAGCTATGAGTATAAAGTTGACCAATCCAACCTCTAAGATTGCGTTAATTACCAATGATGATGTACCTAAAAAATATCAACATCTTTTTGAACATATTGTTCCTATTCCTTTTGACGATGCCAGTAGTAACAGCGAATGGAAAGTTGAAAATAGATGGAAGATATATCATGCTTGTCCGTTTGAAGAAAGTGCTGTAATTGACAGCGATGTTTTAATTTTAAGTAATTTAGATCATTGGCAAAGTGTATTACAAAAACACGATTTATACTTTGTAAATCATGTAAAAACATATAGAGGCACAACAGCAGACAACATTTATTATAGAAAAGCATTTAGAAATCATAATTTGCCAAATTTGTATGCTGGGTTTCATTATTTTAAAAAATCAAAATTTGCGCATCAATTTTATAAATGGTTAGAACTAGTAATGAATAATTGGGAATTATTCTATGGACAATATGCTGGAGGAAAATATTTTCAAAAATGGCCTAGTATTGATGTGAGTGCGGCAATTGTAACAAAAATTCTTAATTGCGAAAATAAAATTACAAATACTATTGACTATCCTACAATAACACACATGAAATTAAGGAATCAAGGTTGGAAAAAACTTCATGTTGAATCTTGGCAGGCACAAGTTGGAACATATTTTAATAATGATTGTAAATTAAAAATAGGTAATTATTCTCAAACAGGAATTTTTCATTACACTGAAAAAACTTTTTGTAATAAAGAAATTATTAAAACATATGAAAATAAATTAGGAATAAAATGATAAACGGAGTTATTACAGAAAGATATATTTACTTTGACGAAATTGGAAATATACTTAAAATTTCAAATAATAACAATGACGAAGGACAATATTTAAAAACAAGTATAGAAGATGTTTGGGATATTATGTCTGGTATAAAAACTATGGATTCTTTTTTTGTTATTTTTGATTCAGTACAAAAAAAGCATATTATTAAAAGTAGATTTGTTGAAGATGAAATTAAATTTGACATAAACGATCAAATTTATAAAATTCCAAAAACAAAAATAGACAGACCTGATCTAACTATAAAACAAAATGTGATAAAAAAACAGTGGGATATAGAGTTAGATCCTATGTTAGATGAAAACATTAAGAATAGGAAGTTAATTTTTTCTGCTGCTTATAATTTTAGCGTATGTGGAAAGAACGATCCTCATAACCTGTATCAATATTTTCAAATTGATTTAAATAACATAAAATCAATACCTTTTATTAGCGATTACGAACTTGACATAGATTCTGTAAGCGTATATACTACAAAGAGATTAGATACATATTACCACGAGGTTATCAATGACTAAATTTAGAGTGTTAGACTATGACATTATTTACTTGAGCTATGACGAGCCTAATGCTGAAAAAAATTATGCTGATTTGTGTAGTAAAATACCTTGGGCTAAACGTGTACACGGAGTTGAAGGCAGTGACGCCGCACACAAAGCATGTGCTGAGTTAAGTGAAACTGATAGATTTATTACAATTGATGGTGATAACATTATTAATAAAGAGTTTCTTGCTAAAGAGTTTGATTTAGAATCACACGAAGATGCGCATTGGAATAAAGAAGCAAAGTTAGAAGATTGTGTAATTAGCTGGAGTGCTAGAAATACTATTAACAATCTAATGTATGGCAACGGCGGCATTAAATGTTGGCCTAAGGAAAAAGTATTAAGTATGCGTACACACGAAAATGCTGATCCTAGTAATATTCATGCGCAAGTTGACTTTTGTTGGGATATTGAATATATTCAAATGAATAGTTGTTATAGCACAATTATGAATAACGCAACTCCACATCAAGCATGGCGTGCTGGATTTAGAGAAGGTGTTAAAATGGCACTTGACAGAGGTATGCGTGTAAATAAAGAAGATTTTTTAAAAAATCATTGGAAAAATTTACATAGATTATATATTTGGCTTATGGTTGGCGCCGATGTTGAAAATGGAAGATGGGCAATTTATGGAGCAAGAGAAGGTTTGTACAAAACTATGTGTACAGATTGGGACTTTGTAAATGTCCGTGATTTTAAATGGTTAAATGAATATTGGGACGCTAAAACTGATTTAGTAGAAGAAGATATAGAATACTATTCACAAGAATTAGGGGATAAACTCATTAACGAATTAGAACTTCCAATAGCTGTTGATCCGTTAGATGCTACGCAAAGCAATTTTTTCAAGACTGTTTATGTTAATCAGCCTAGAAATCCAAAAAAAGGAACATAAATGTCTTTTGAAAAAGAAAAAACAAAATATGTAAATGATATAACAACACGACATTTTTCTCCTACATTTTGTTTTGCTAAATGGTATCACACAACAATATATTTACAAACGGGTGAAACACATAGTTGTTATCACCCTGCTCCTCATGCTATTGACGTTGATGAGCTCTTTACTAATCCAAGTGCTTTACATAATACTAAACACAAAAAACAAGAACGTAAAGAGATGTTAGAAGGTAAGCAATGTGTTGGCTGTAACTATTGCTGGAACGTAGAAAACATGGGTCCTGATTTTGTTAGTGATAGACATATTCGCAGTGGCAGTATTTACAATGAAGAACGGTTAAATGAAGTAAAGTTAAAACCTTGGGACTTTAATGTTAATCCTGAATACATTGAAATTTCATTTGGTAATGAGTGTAACTTTAGATGTGGGTATTGTCATCCTAAAGCAAGCAGCAGGTACTACAACGAAATACGGCAACACGGTCCGTATGACATGGTTAAAAATCATAGATGCGATGTAGATTGGTTTCGTGTATACGAAGAAGATAGCAATCCGTATGTACGTGCGTGGTGGAAGTGGTGGCCTGAAGTTAGCAAGACACTAAACATTTTGCGTGTTACTGGCGGAGAGCCTACAATACAAAAAAGCACATATAGACTGTTTGACGAACTTGAGAAAGATCCAAAGCCAAATCTTGAATTAAATGTAAACAGTAACTTAGGAGGTAAAGAACGTCAATTAGCAAAATTTACCGACAGTGTAAATAGTTTACTTTCGCAAAACAAAATTAAACAGTTTAAATTGTTTACTAGTGTTGACACCTGGAATCAACGAGCTGAGTACATAAGAGATGGATTAGATTTAGAAGTATTTGAAAGGAATCTTGATTATTTCCTTACTAACACTACAGCACCAGTAACTTTTATGATTACTTTTAATATTTTTAGTGTAACAACATTTCAAACATTGTTAGAAAAAATATTAGAATGGCGAGCAAAATATAATGATGTAAATAGCGGACGCTGGCAACGTATACATTTTGATACTCCATATTTAAAAGAACCTTTACAATACGATATTAATATTTTACCAAAAGAACAATATATGCCTTATATGGAAAGCCATTTACAGTTTATTCAAGATAATCTTAAAGAAGGCAGTAAAACACATTTTAGTACAATGGAATATGAAAAATTTAGACGTGTTGTAAGCTATATGAAAACTACAGAATACGATGTGAATAAAATACGTGAAGGACGCCGAGATTTTTATAACTTTTTTAAAGAACAAGATCGAAGACGTAATGTAGATTTTGAATTAAGTTTTCCAGAAATGTCTGACTTCTTTACGTTATGTAAGGAAGTTAATGGAACCTTCTAAGGACAATTCATACTGTTATTACCCTTTTAAACAAATTGCTATAAGTCATTGGAATAGCGATGGCATCCAGTGTGTCAATCCATGTTGTAATATGGCAAGTCCATTAGATCCTGATCCTTTACAAACTAACAAAGACATTCACAACGATGTTGAAAAATTATTTGATTTGCCTCAACTACAAAATATTCGTACACAGATGCTAAATGGAGAATATCCTAGTGCTTGTAATACTTGCTATGAAGCAGAAAAATACGGAAGTAGTCCAAGACTAATGTTAGATACAACAGTAGACAATAAGTTAGAGTGGCTTGATATACATTTAGGTAACAAATGTAATCTTAGATGTAGAATGTGTCATCCTGCGTTAAGTAATCAACTTAACAAAGATGCTGAATTATTCAAACAAGATGGTTATGAATATTGGTGGACTAGTGTGCCAGACATAGCACCACATGACATAAGTGTATTATATCCTGTACTAGAACAAATTACAAATATAAGAGTAAGTGGCGGAGAACCACTTTTGTCAAAAGAATATTTACAGTTATTAGATTACTGTATTGACAATGATTTATCAAAAAATATAAGTTTAGAACTACATACTAACGCAACTAAGTTTTCTAATACTAATGTACAAAGATTGAATAAATTTAAACATGTTAATGCTACATTTAGTATAGACGGTATACACAAAGTTTACGAATATACAAGATATCCTTTTGCGTTTTCTATACTTGAAAACAATGTTAAAAACTTTTTTAAAAATGTAAAAAATTATACTGTTCAAATAAACTATGTAGCAACAATATACAATATGTTTAATGTACGTGAAACAATATCTTGGGCTGAACAATTTCCCATAAGTGATTTTGTAGTTACAAATGTTTATCCGCAAGGACGCAATATCGATGTATGTTGGGCACCATATAATCTTCTTCTAATTGCTAAAGAAATGCTACTAGCAATGACAAAACCATATCAAACAGAACCTTTTACTAATTATTTACAAGACTGTGTGATTAATAATAAGTACAGCATAGAAAAGATTAAAGAAATAAAACTAGAAACTTTACAGTTTGATAAAAATCGTAATCAACATTACAAAGATTATTTACATAACATGACAATAGGGTTATTAGATTCGGTATGAAAGACAGCAGCACATTTTGTATGTTTCCGTGGTTACATTTAAATGTTACACCTAAGGGAGACGTGTATCCTTGTTGTAGTAGTGATTATGTTGAGCCGTTTGCTAATGTAAAAAATATGTCACTTGAAAAAGCCTTCAACACTGATCGTATGAAACAATTGAGATTAGACATGTTAAATGGGCGAAAAAATGAAGCATGTACTTTTTGTTACAAACACGAAGAAAATTCTCCGCATAGTTTTAGAAAATATAGTTTGGAACATTTTGGACATCTATATGATGATCTTATTCCGTTAACAAACGAAGACGGCAGCGTAGACGATTTTTCTATGCGTTATTTTGATGTAAGATTTAGTAATATATGTAATTTTAAATGTAGAACATGCGGCGGAGAATTTAGTAGTCAATGGGCGCAAGAAGAAAAACAACACGACGACAAAGGTGAAAATTTTAGGATAATTCAACATGCTGACGAAAGTGGAAAATTACTAGATGAAATATTAGAACAAATTCCTAATATGGAACTTGCTTACTTTGCTGGCGGCGAACCATTAATTACTGATGAACATTATACAATACTAGAGGAAATGATCAACACTGGTGCTTGTAAAAATATTGTCTTACGATATAATACAAACATGAGTAATTTTAAATATAAAAAGTATGACATACTTGATATGTGGAGTAACTTTAAAAATGTAGAAGTAAGTGCTAGTATTGATCATTTTGGAGAAAAAGCAGAATACATACGTAATGGTACAAAATGGTTTAATGTAAAAAACAATTTACGTAAAATTAGAGATGTAGATTTTATAAATTATCAATTTAATTGTGTATTAAGTAATTTAAATTATGTTACTCTAGGCGACTTTTTTACATACATGATTGACCAAGATTTGTTAAGAAAACACGATTATATAAGTATCTATCATTTGCTTAATCCTAGTTTTTACAGTGCGCAAAATTTGCCTAATTTACATAAAGAAAAGGGTACATTAAGTTTATTAAAGTTGCTAACACAAATTAGAGATGAATTCTGGTGTGCGCAACACATAGAAAACGCACTCAAATTTGCTACAAGTGCCAATACTTGGAATGAACACGGGCAAGAATTTATACATAATACTATACGTAGAGATAAAATTCGAAACGAAAGTTTTACTAAAACTTTTCCTGAATTGGCAGATTTAATCGATGGATAAAGAAAAACTATTAAAAGAAGATACAGCATTTTGTATCCTACCTTGGATTCATATGCACGCATGGCCTGATGGTCGTGCTATGCCATGCTGTATTGCTGACAGTGATCAGCCGTTTGGTGATTTAAAAACAAATACAATTGAAGAAGTTTGGAATAGTGAAAAATACAAAGAATTACGTAAAGCCATGTTACAAGGAAAACAATTAGACGCTTGTAAAAGGTGTTACGAATTAGAAGCGAGTACATGGATTTGGACACTACGTAAAAACAGCAACGAATGGTTTGGAGACAAGCATTTTGACTTAGTTGAAAAAACTAACGAAGACGGCAGTATAGACGAAATGCGTATGGCTTACATGGATGTAAGATTTAGCAATATTTGTAACATGAAATGTCGTAGTTGTGGACCTGAGCTTAGTAGTTTACATGCGCAAGAACATGGAGAATTATACGGTAAACATGAAATAGCAAATATACTTAACAATAATGGTAGTACTGTTGTAAATATTGCCAAGAAAAATAATTATTGGGAAAATTTACAAAAGTATTTGCCAGATGTCGAAGAAGTGTATTGGGCAGGCGGCGAACCACTTATTACAAATGAACACTATAAAATATTAGACAGATGGATCGAGTCAGGTAAGACAGATGTGCGTTTACGCTACACAACAAACTTTAGCAACATGCGCTACAAAAGTAAAAGTATTTACAGTTATTGGGAACAGTTTGAAGATGTACAAGTAAGTGCTAGTTTAGATGCTAACGGAAACAGAGCAGAGTTTATGCGCCACGGCACTGACTGGCAACAGATTGAACAAAACCGTGTTGAAATGTTAGAGCGTGTTCCTCATGTACACTTTGAAATTACACCAACTATTAGCTTGTATAATGTGTGGAACTTTCCAGATTTTCATATAGACTGGGTAGAACGTGGACTAGTAGATATTGACAAGTGTAGACTAAATGTTTTAACTGGTCCTGACTTTATGCGTATTGATTATATACCAGAAGAATATAAACGTGAATTACGTGCCAAATATATTGATTATAAAAAATGGGCCTATGAAAAATGCAATAGCGAAGATATGGTAAGAGAAGTACTAGGACACATAGATAGTGTTCTACAATTTATGAATATGGGAAAATATAATCAAGAAAAATTAAATCAATTTTTCAAAAAGAATCATACATTAGATGTACATCGCAAAGAAGATTTTTGGGCTGTGTTTCCTGAGTTAGGATGGTTACGTGAGCACATTACTTAAAATTACACCTATGTCAGAACCCTATGCTTGTCTTACTTGGCAAGTAAATAATTTTTGTAATTTTCAGTGTACCTATTGTAATCCTGGAAACTGGGCAGGTGATAATCGCAACAATGGCAATTTGGATTTGTATATAGATAATACAATGAAAATTTTTAACACTTACAAGCAGCGTGGATACAAACATTTTAAAGTATTTTTTAGTGGTGGAGAACCTACGCATTGGGAAAACTTTATACCTTTAGTTAAACATCTAAAAGAAAAAATTCCTAATATTACTGTTGCTGTAAACACTAATTTGTCACGTCCTTTAAAATATTGGAAAGAACACTATCATTTGTTTGACGATATTGTTGCTAGTTTTCATGTTGAGTTTTGTAAAAAAGATCGCTATATAGAAAACGCAAAATTTTTATGCGATAAAGTTGATTACCTTTGTACAAAAATGTTAATGCATGATGATCGGTTTTGGGAAGTAGTTGAATTTGGCAAACGTGTCAGACAAGAAGTTCCGAATTATAATTTAGAATGGACACCGTTATTTGACGAAATGAGTGTAAATGCTGGACCGTGGCAATACAAAGATCCAATAAAACAAAATTTTCTCGAAAACGCAGAATTTGAAACTGTACAACGTATAGATAAACCATATAGAGAAAACTACGCTGTAAGCATGGCACATTACGATACTGGCATTGAACCTGTAAACAGTAATAAAATAATAGCTGCTAGACAAAACTTTTTTAAAGGATGGAAATGTCAAGTAGACGATGCGTTGTTTATTAATCCACGTGGAGACATAAGTGGAGCAAGTTGCGGAGTCGGACAAACACATGGTAATATTACTAATAAAAACTTGACATTTGATCTAAAACCTGTTATATGTAACAAAGATCACTGCCATTGCGGCACAGATATTATTATACCTAAGGAGCCTATGCGTGTATAAACATGTTTTTATAAATGGTTGTAGTCATAGTGCTGGAAGCGAATTAGAAGGCAGCGGCATTGGCGAAGGTACCTATAATAGAGATAATTGTTTTGGCGCACAAATTGCTAGTAAATTAAATGCTACATGGACAAATTGCGCATATCCTGGAGCCAGCAATGATTACATTGCTAGGACAACTTTGTACTGGTTATTAGAAAACAAAGAACTTGCTAAAGATACATTGTTTTTAATACATTGGACAGGTACAGATAGAACAGAATATTTTTATGAAAAGAGCAAAACTACAGCATACGATTTTATAAAGTTTGCTCCAGATACAAATGTAACACATTTACATCCTCAGCATTATCCTGATTGGGCACCTAAGCAATGGAGGAAAAATCTTGATGTATTAGGCAACCATCTTTTTATAAATCCTGTTCAATGGAATATTAATAGGTATAATAACATTATTCAAACGCAAGAATTATTAAAAGCATATAATTTAAAATACATTTTTAGAAATGCTTTTCAATGTTGTGAAACCACACCGAGGTATACATATTATATAAACAAAATTGATAAAGATAATTTTTTAGATTTTGATAATGCTGAAGAAAGTTTTTGGGAACACTGCTTATCGCAAGGATTTGACACTGTAGGACAACAATATTGGCATCATAGATTACCAGCGCATACTTACTGGGCTAATAAAATTTGTTCGTCTAGTTTAGCATTATAATCGGTAAACCATTCTGATACAGTTTGTACTCTATTATAATTGTGTTCTAAAATAGGAATCATTGACCTGTACATTTTTCTAAGTTCGTCAATACTAAAATTGTTAATATAATTAATTGTATCACATACTGCTACTAATCTGTCACTTGTACACAAAATACTATCATACTCTTCAGGCCAATAATCGCCAAAAGTTTTAAATCCTAATTCTTGTAAGTAGGATAATGTACCTGGTGCGCCTACCATTACAATTGGGCGAAATGCTTTTAGAGCATTTAATGTTTTTTCACTTATATTTGACCATGGTTGTGTAACTCTTGTTTCATTAACTATTGCGCAAAAAGATTTTGTGTATATTCTTTCAGGATCCTGTGTACGCCTTCGATTGACCATACCCGATGTATTGTAATCTGGATCTGGTTGTGTTATATTACATGCTTTAGGATGTCTAACTTCAAAATGTAGTGGCACTTGCTCTTGTAACTTTGTATTGCCATCTAAAAGCATTTTCGACATATTTGGATGTTTTTCTTTAAAAGTATTCCAATCAAACCACATATTGTTTACCATATCCTCGTTAGATAATTTATGGTAGAAACTTACATTGTTAGTTTTTGTAATATCGTTTGCTGCTAAAAAAGCAGTCATGAAATGTCTTGTTGGGTCGTATCTCCAAGCGCCACTGAAAAACTTTTGAGAAATTTTCTTAGGATTTATAACAGGATATATATCGCCAGGTTCCATACCAGCTCTATTATAATCTTCTTGCATTAAAAATCTACTACTAAACCAGCTTACAAATAAATCTGTACTTTTAAATTTAATATTTTTATAAATTTTACTGTAGTGTTTCCAACTTAAATGATCAGTACAATGTACATGTAAGTCAATATTATGTTTTTTTGCCCAGCTATCAAGTGAGTCAAGTTCGTAACATCTAATAGTTTCTGTTAGCTCGACTTGATTATCATATCGTAGAATATGCGGTTCAAGTCTTCCATGATTATTTGGTATGTAATGTGTTAGCACTTCAAAAAAGTAAAAATTTATTTTTTGTGTTTTTAAAATTTCGTTATGAATAGGACTTAAAAACAATCTATCTAAATTTGGAATAGTATGTGTGCCATTGTAAATAATTGTTGGTTCTGGATGTTTTTTTAAAAAACTTTCATTTACTAAGTCCATTAATCCTTCAATCTCTTTTATTTGAGATAGAGGTGTTTTAGAACCATCTTTTCTGATAAGCTCTGGCAGTAAGTTGTTTCGAGGCATAAAATATAAGCAATTAAACCAGTTATACAATTTGGTACTCCATGGATGGTTAAATATATACGCATATATTTATTGTAAAACAAAATGGATCAACTTACTTTTAATACAAATTTTCCTCTTCTAATCGATCTAGAGCATGTCAACGGTGATTATGAATGGTATAGTACCGATGACGAAAATGCTTATAGATTTAACAGGAAAAAGATGGGGCATACATGGAGATATGCTACTGAAAAAATTAATTATAAATTTAATTCTTTAGGTTATAGAACAAAAGAAATATCAGACTTAGATAAAAATTTTATGTTAGCATTTGGATGTAGTTTTACTGAAGGAGTTGGAATATCAGAGGATGATATCTGGACTAGGCATGTAGCAGAGTATTGCGGTTTAGATCTATTTAATGCTAGTAAACAGGCAAGTTCGTCTCTTGTGCCTTTTCAAAATTCTATAATGTGGAAAGCAAATAAATTACCAATACCAAAATTAGTTGTATGTCAATGGCCTCAAAAAACAAGACGTTTATTTGGCGATACACACAATCAATTTTTTATTACGTTAAATGATAGAAGCGAAACAAAAACACTTGATGGTAAATGGTGGGGCAGAAGGTACTTAGATGATGTTGGAGACATGAATCTAACAGTACAAGGACATTACGAAGGATTAAACGCTGTGTGGCAAGCACTTGGTGTGCCTGTGCTAAATTTTTGTTGGGAACAAAATTGGTTAGAAGTACCTTTATATACAAAGATGCATCATATACATTCAGCAGTAGGTAGTTTTGGTGCTAGAGATTGTGGCCACGATGGTCCTGAATTCCATTTATCAACAGCAGAACAACTTAACGATATTTTATCCTCTTACGAGATCTAATGTACAGCAATGAAAACAGCCGCCTAGCGTTCTAGCATGGCGAAGTGGTAGCATAGCACATTCAATACCGTGTGCTTCTAGTGCCTTACGTGTTGGCTCTTGATGTTCTTCTAATACAACTAAGTTTGGATTTACACTGAACAAGTTTACGTTCCAAGTCCAAATACTACTGTTACACAATCCTGGATAGTGTCCAGCGTCTACAGCATCAGGTGCCCAAATTACATCCCATTTGTTAAAAGGATCAGGTAGAACGTCCATACTTTTTATTCTGCTAGGATTAGCAAGTAATAATCCTTCACGCAAAAACGCAATAGTGCTATCGATATGCATATAGCTGTATACATCTTCAAGACGATGAACACGTATATTACCTGGTTCAGAAAAACTGTTTTCAGGTTTGTTTATCCAAGTTTGTAAATAAGCAGCACCTGCTTTGTTACCACTATTGCTTACCAAATACAAAATATCGTCGTTAGCTCTAATAGCATTAGCAGCGTCAAAACAAGGTGCTACTTCAGTGAGGGCAAGGCGATCTGGATCTCCAACGCATGATTCGTCATACAATCCTGTTCTGTCGATGCCGTGTCCTATTTCAATAGGACTAACACCAGGCAGTAGATGTCGCCATTCTGTTTCTCTTGCTGCGAGGGCCATTGGAGCAGCAAAAGCTCTGTTGCCATGAACAAATACAGTATCACGTGGGCAATAGTTGTAGTATTCAACTTCTTCTGTACGCTTAGGTCTTACTACTTCAACACTCTCGCCTTCTAAAAACTTTACAAAAGTTTCAAGATCTTCGTTTGATTCTTCTACAACTTGATCAGGATATAAGCCAGCCTTTACATCACTTACATCCTGTCTGTCTGCGTAATTGATTACACGCAAACTTTCGTCCATCTCGGGAATGCGGCAATAGTCAGCAACTCCGACACAAACCTTTTTCAACGTATCCCATTCGTTTGTACTATAAATATTCATAACGTATTTACAAAATTAAATGCGTACTTAATTATAATATGGATAAATTTATATTTGACAAAGTATTTGATGGCGTGTACTATTGGTTTGTTTGGGCACAGATAGACGGTAAACATCTTAGAAGAAAAATAGCCGAACCAGAAGTTAAAAAATTAATGATAATGGGCTTTGAAGAATATGAAGTAATGTCTGTGTATGGAAATAGACAAGACTGGGACGATTTTTTAAAATATGCTGCCGAATGTAATGTAGAAGTATTTTTAATTAGACCTGCTTATTTAGACACCGAATTAAATTACAGGCATTACATTACCGAAGGCAAAAATTTAATACAATATATGCATTATTTTGGAGCAGCAGCATTACATACTTACATTAATAGCAAATATACAGTAATACAACACAAAGTTTTTAAGAAAACATTTACAAGTCTAAATAATAAAGGTCATATACATAGGTGTATTTTCTTTGATGAAATGTATAAACAAAATCAACGACACAAAGGTTTTGTTTCATGGGGTGCTAACGATATCAATTGGGACTATAAATGGAAATACTTTGATACACCTAACATTCCACAAAAACTTGATTGGGAGTCAGTTGATGATCCAAGAAATGACATATTATTTCCTCCAAAACAATTTGGTAGTAGTTTATGGAGTGTAGTATGTGAAAGCAATACAGAATGTATATTTACAACAGAAAAAACATACATTCCAATTTTACATAAGCGTCCTTTTGTAACCTATGCTGTTCCAAATTTTAACAAAGCACTTGAAAATTTAGGATTTAAACTGTTTGACGAATATATTGATTATAGTTTTGATAGCATAGACAACGATAGAAAACGTGCTGAAGAATTTTGGAAACAGATAAACAAATTACATGATTTAGATCATGCTAAAGTAAAAGAAGAATTACAAGAAAAAATTGATTACAATTTTAATTGGCTTTGTACTATGTGTTTAAATCCTCAAAACCATTTGCCAAAAGAATTTTTAGACATGGTCGAAAATGTTGAGCATTTACATATGCAAGAAGTATATAACCCTCGTATATTCATAGACAGAACAAAATTTAATGAATGGTGTGTAAGACACAATTTTAATTTTAAGGAAATAAAATGAGATTATTTGCGTTTGGTTGTAGTTTTACAAATTATGCTTGGCCTACATGGGCTACTATTATGGCGTATGATTTACAAATACCTATATACAATTTTGCTATAGCAGGCTTAGGCAATAGAGGTATTATGAATCGTATAGTTGAAGCTGATGCTAAATTTAACATTCAACCTGAAGATAAAATTGTAATACTTTGGTCAAGTTTTGAACGTTGGGATCATATACACGATGGAGAATATCAAGCGGTTGGTAGTATTTTTGCTCACGGTAGAGAAATGAAATGGCTTCAAGATAGATGGAATTATCCAGAAGATTTAGTTTTCAATTATAGTGAAATTATTACAGTTAACCGTGCTTGGAAAGACAATATTTTTTGGCAAGGTATGGCATTTGATCCACACATAGGCGACGGCGGAGCATATATTAAATCTTTAGATTTATTAGCTGGTAAAAAGTTTGAAGAATTATACAAAGATAAATTACCCAAGTTGCCTATTTGTATTGAGTTTGATGAAAAAGGTAATGCTTGGAATGGGTTGTTAGACGATTTACATCCTGATGTAATAGGACACATGAATCTTTTAGAAAAATACATGTACAGCGATTTAGATTTACAATTACGTCCAGAAACAAAAGTTATTTTTCAAGAACTACATGTTGATTTAGAAAAAGAATACCGTAAACCAGAAAATGTAAATAATCTTGTTGGCGATACTGTAGGAAATGCCACTCTTAGATGTCTAAGAGCAAAATATAAAGCAAACATTTACCCATATGTAGGTAGCTGGTCTCTATCAGATAACATTGTGTATTAGATTATAAATGTTTGGATAATCTTTGTATGTCCAAAGTTTTGGTTTTGATTTGATAGCATCAGGCAATTTGTCTAATCCTAGTTGTGCTGTTTCTGGAGTCATGTAATAATGATATCCGGCACTGTGAATATCTTGTTCTGCCCATGGAGCATTACGATGTCTGCCATCGTATCCCAATTTTATTAAATCATCTCTTTCTTGCTTGCTACTTAAAAGTATAGCACCACCCCTACCTAAACTCAAATGTTTTTTAAATTGAAAACTTAAACACATATAACTGTTGACAATATAACTGTTTCGTCTCCATAACACAGCAGCATCGTATATGTTTTGACTTAGATAATAATATTCTTCCCATCGAGTGTTTGCCCATGATACAGTAGCACCTACTTTTTTTGCTGTCATAGGTACACTTAGATATGTTTGCTTTGGCACAGATACATTTTTTACTTCCTTGTATCTTAGAATTAATTCGATAGCATGAGTACAGCAGTCAGTGCTTACAGCATATGGAGCACCAAAAAATTCTGCTATTTCTTTTTCAAACTTATCTACCGTATCAAACATAATGTATTTAACCACCAGATCTAATAAGTACATGGTTAATGGATCGTAAATACTGTAAGGAGTTCTACATGAAAATATTATTAACTGGATCAAGCGGATTTATTGGACAGCATTTGTTACCTAGATTACAAGCAATTGGAGAAGTTCACGAATTAAAAACAGACTTGACACATCACACTGGTATTCAACAAGAAGTAAAAGAAGTAAATCCTGATATTGTAGTTCATTTAGCAGCAAGGACAGAAGTTCAAAAAAGTTTTTACGAACAAGTAAGTTTTAGTGAAGTAAATTATGTAGGAACAGTAAATCTTATCGAAGCATGTAGACAACTAAGTACATTACCTTATTTTGTATTCGCAAGTACAATGGAAGTTTATGGCTGGCAACCCATTTCAGATGAAGTAGAACAAACCGGAACTTATAAAGAAAGCGTTGCTTTTGATGAATATACGCAGCCTAATCCAAATGCTCCTTATGCTGTTGCCAAGTATGGTTGTGAAAAATATTTAGAATATGCTGGTAGAGCATACGGTTTGCCTTGGGCTAGTTTTAGACAGACTAATAGTTACGGACGCAAAGACAATGACTTTTTCGTTACTGAACAAATTATTTCTCAAATGATAAAAGGTGATACTTGTAATTTAGGTTATGCTGAACCTTATAGAAACTTTATTTACATTAGTGACTTGCTAGATGCGTGGATGGCTGTAATTGAAAATAGAGATGCGTGTAAAGGCAACTTCTATACTATTGGACCAGATGATCCACGTAAGATTAAAGATTGTGCTCATTATATCCAACAGCAATTAGGGTGGAATGGAACTATAAACTGGGATACAAAAGATCCACGACACGGAGAAATTTGGTGGCTTAATAGTAATCATAATCTTCTTACAAGTAAAACTGGGTGGAAACCCAAAGTATCTTACGAAGAAGGTGTTGAAAGGACTATACACCATTGGAAATCAATTCTAACATAAACTATAGTAATAAGGCTCATAATAGATATACAGATCCATTTGGATTACCTTACAAGTCTTTTCAACACTGGCAGGAAAATCCTGTTGGAAAATATTTTTTTATAAAATATTTTAGAGATCGCGATGACGAAGAGATTATAAAAAATGTAAAAGAAAATGAAAATGTTTTTTATATTTTACATGATAACTTAGAAGGTTATGCCAAACGCAGATTTAAAAAAATAGATGCGTTTGTTAATGAAAATAATTTACACAACAAAGTTTATTTTTCTACTAGTTTAAAAAGCACAGCAGAAGAATATGAAGATTGGCTACAACAATATAAGTTGCCAAAAGTTTTTACTGCTTTTTATTATCCCGAGTGGTATCATAGAGTATACGATAATCTTATAGACTATAGATTAAAAAAGTTTTCATATCGAAAAGATATGTATTTTTGTTGTTTGAATAACAGACATCATGAACATAGAGTTTTACTAATACAAGATTTACAAAATAATGAAATATTAGATAAAGGACTTGTAAGTAGCGACTTTCATAAAATATCTATTGACGGAATAGGTTCAAGGCCAAATGATTATAATCCTTTAATATATGCTAAGTCTTTAATAAATGTTGTAACTGAAACATATTATAGACAAGAATGGAATAATACTGGCAATTTGTTTTTTAGCGAAAAAATATGGAAGCCTATAGTTTGTAAACAAGCATTTATCATTGTAGGACCTAAGCATTCTTTAAAATATTTGAAAGAACTTGGATTTAGAACTTTTGATAAAATTTGGGACGAAAGTTATGACAATGAAGACTATAAAAAAAGACTTTACATGGCAGCCAATTCGTTGTATAATACAATTAATAATTATTCTATAGAAGAACTTAATCAAGCCACGTTAGAAATTAGAAAACATAATTTTCAACACTTTAAAAAAATTAGACAAGAAATGATTAAAACATGTTGGTAGACTTAGACGATGTAGCATTTTGGATGGATGCTGTGCGAAACAACGAAAATCATTTCGGTGTGTTAGAAAGTTTTTGGAAAGGACAACTTAAAAGCAAAGTGTGGCTTGTAGAGCATCTACATAATTCTCATTGGCGTCAAGAGAACATTGTAATCTTTGGCGGTTGGAACGGTGTATTATCTAGTTTGTTGTTTAACAGTAAATTAGACATAAATGACATACGTAGTGTTGATATAGATCCGAGTTGTGAAGAAGTTGCTAACATGATTTGTAAGAGGCAAGAAATTGAAGGCAAATTTAATGCTATTACTTGCGATATGTGTACATACGAATATGAATTTACTCCTGATCTTGTAATAAACACTAGTACAGAACATATAACACAAGAACAATATGAAACATGGTTAGAACGTGTTCCAAAAACAAGTGCTATTGCTATACAAAATAACAATTATAAAAGTATTGCTGATCATATTCGTTGTTATGATTCATTAGAAGAATTCAAAATGTCCAGTGGTTTACAAAAGATATATACAGAGGATACTCTTAAATTACCATTGTATGATAGATATCTTTTGATTGGGCGCAAATGACAGACTTTTTAGAATTATTTAATAACAGACTAAAAGCAGAAGCAACAGAAACTTTTTGTGCGTTGCCTTGGATACACATGGCCACACGTCCAAATGGAGATATGCGGTTGTGCTGTAGTGCTAACGCCAGCGGAGCAGGCACAGATCATACAGTGGGTATTGTAAAAGACGATAGCGGACAGCATATAAACTTTGCGTCAACATCTCCTATGGAAGCATGGAACAGCGAATACATGCGTGGTGTAAGACGTACCATGATGGATGGTAAAATACCTGCTAGTTGTACAAAGTGTTTTGCTGAAGAATCAAAGGGTGTAGTAAGCAAACGTGTGTGGGAAACAGGAACCTGGATGGAACGTGGTCTTGATATACAAGATTTATTAAACGAAACACACAAAGATGGATACTACAAAGAAGAACTACAATATTTAGACCTGCGTCTTGGGCATACTTGTAATATCAAGTGTGTAATGTGTTCGCCACATGACAGCAGCAAGTGGGTAAAGGACTGGAAAGTATTAGAGCCACAGCTAAAAGATCTAGAAGTCAAGAGACAGATGCAATGGGATAAATCTGCTTTCAACAACAAGTGGCACGAACAAGAAATATTCTGGGACGATCTATACAAACAAATACCTAATCTACGTGAAGTATACTTTGCTGGCGGTGAGCCATTGATGATAAAAGAACACAAAAAGTTTATCGAAGAAATTGTTAGACAAGGCTATCATAAACGTATACGTTTACGCTATAATACAAATGGCATATTAGTTGATAAAGATTTAATTAATTTATGGAAACACTTTGAAATAGTAAAAGTAGGTGTTAGTATGGACGCTGCTGGACCACGTAACAACTACATACGGTTTCCAACAGACTGGGATACTGTAGAACGTAACTTACACATGTTGGATAATACACCTGACAACATACGGCCAAGTATTGCCACTGCTATACAAATTTTTAACATTAAACATTTGCCAGACTTTATTCACTGGAAAATATCACAAGATTTTAAAAAAGTAAACACAGAAGAAATTCGTGGAGTAAAAGTCGGCGGCGGTCTAATCAATATGCACTTATTGTATATTCCAACATTTATGAGTATACAAATATTACCAAAAGAGGACAAAGCAGAAATACGTGAACTGTTTGGAAAATTCAAAGAATTTTTATATGACAGTTGGACACAGGATCCTAACTTTTGGGAATTAAATCCGTATGGTTGGAGACGTTGGGAAGCAATACTAAATCATATGGACGCCGAAGACAAGAGTCATCTGCTTCCGGGATTCAAAGAGTATGTAAACAAACTTGATGCTATTAGAGGAGTAAATGCTAAAGATGTATTTCCTGAATTAGCTCACTTGTTATGATATCTATAAAAAATTACGATACAGATTTTGTCATTGAATTAGACTTGGGCAACACTTGTAATTACAAGTGTAATTATTGTTTTCCAGGTGCTAACGAAGGCACAGTGCGTTGGCCTAATGTAGATAGATTAGAAACAGCACTGCTGAAATATATCAAACAACACGACAGACCTACTAGACTGTATTTGATAGGCGGTGAGCCTACACTGTGGAAACACTTGCCAAGGCTGTGTAATACACTTAAAATGGCACACAACATCAAAATATGTTTAAGTACTAATGCTAGTCAAAGCCTAAATTGGTGGAAAAGGCATTGGCATTGTTTTGATGTGGTCCATATTAGTTTACATCACGAGGCAGGAGATGCTGCTCATTGTTTAGGTGTTGCCGAACTATTATACGATTATAAAGTTGAAACAAACATTGATGTGTTAATGGATCCTGACCACTTTGGGCGCTGTAAGACGCTTGTAGACGCTGTAACAGGCGGTTGGAAGCCGTTTCCTGTGCTTGCTAAGACTGTTTTGTATAACGGCGAACACCGCTATAACGAAGAACAACTTGAGTATGTGCGTGATCCAATCAAACAATATCCTGATATGGATTGGTATACGGAAGTTCAACGCAAGCCAAGAACTGAATTCAGTATAGACGGCGAAGCACACACAGACGACAACTACTTTGTGGTAAACAACCTCAATCACTTTGAGGGTTGGCAGTGTAATTTAGGTGTTGATATTGTTAAAATAGATAGACAGGGCAACGTTGGCGGCAATTGCGGAACTGACCTTGGTTACAATATATATGATTTACCCGATATTGATATAGCACCTGTAAAATGTAGTAAATACACTTGTCCATGTAGCGGCGAAACAATAACCACCAAGTGGAGAGCACATGCCTGAGTTTGATACACTAATACCACAAGAAGATAGAATATTCCAAATTGCTTGGGAAAGCACATTGAAATGTAATCTCGATTGTGCGTATTGTGGAGACGGGCATGACAACAAAACAGAACATCCTAGTTTAGGCGAGTGTAATGAAACTGTAGATTTTATATTTCGCTATGTTGATCTCAAGATGTCCGAGCGTCCTGAATCGGCTAGACAAGCCAATTTAAATATACAAGGTGGCGAAAGTTTATTCCATCCTCACATAGTTGATATACTGAAATGGATAAACTTCAAAAGACAAAAATACGATTGGTATATGGGCATAGCATTTATAACAAATGCTGTGGTTGGTGCTAGACAGTGGACTCGTATAACTGAGTATGTTGACTACTATACTATTAGCTATCATGCCAGTGCGACACAAAAACAAAAAAATATTGTAAGGAAAAACATACAATATTGTGTAAAAAAACAAAAAAACTTTACTGTAAATATTATGATGGATCCAAGACATTGGAACGATTGTGTTGAAATGATTGAATGGTGTAAAAAACACAATATACCTCATCACGCAAGACAATTGGACCATCATTGGTTAGATATGCGGTGGAACTATTCTGCTAAACAAGCTGAATATCTTTTAGGCAAAAAAATTACATTAAAAGATAAATTATCTCACGCTTTTGTAAAAGGATTAAATTTAAGCGCAGAAGGTAGAGCTTGTTGTGGCAACAAAACACTGTGCGCCAGCGGTTGTTATACAAAATATGTTGATAATAAATTTAAAAACTGGCATTGTAGTGTAGCAGATCATTTCTTATATATTAGACAAACTACAGGTGAAGTTTTTACTAATAAAGATTGTAAAATGAATTACCAAAATTCAATCGGTCCAATTGGGTATTTGTCAGACACTAACAAAATTATAAAAGAAGCACACAATCGTGGTATAGTGTGTAAAAAGTCTAGTTGTTGGTGTGGTATATGTGCGCCTAAGGCACGAACTAAAGTAAAGTTTGATGCCATGATGGCAGATTTAAACAGTCAAAATCAGTAAGAACTAAATCCTTAACCAATCCTGTTTCGGCACACCAAGGTTGTATACCCTCTGCTGCTCTTTGATCAAATATTACAGTCGCATCACCCAATTCTTGTTGTAAAGCAAGTATCAATTTATTTTCTTGCGCAACTCTATAACGCATACTGTACATAGCAGCAGTACCTTCATAACAAAACACATTGCTCATGTCAATTACTGTGCCTTGCGGATTGTCTTTAGGTATATGCGCTACAAACTGTTCAGGTGTGTTTATAGGATCAACATGTATGCCGCCACCTGCTGCTTCTAGTGCTGCGAGATTGTAATCATAGTAAATGTGTTCAGCAGCAGGGCCACGTTGTTCTGCGGCAAGTGGATTAGCAGGTGCTACAAGACGCATAATAGGTGTATCATATACTCTTGGATAGTCAGGCTTTCCTGTTGCTTGTGTATGTACGTGTGTAGTTAAACAGTAATTGTATTTTTGATAGATATAACTGCTGGTTTCTCCGCCTCTGTATTGATAAAACTTGCCGCCACGTTGATCTTCAGAATATGCTTCAATAGTATAATGATTGTCTAGCAGGGTTTTGATTAAATTCCAACCTGCCTGTTTGTGTTTGTACGTTACTTCTATTTTACCTGCGCCAATCCATGTAGGCAAATAGTCATCGTGTATGCTACCGTGACTTCGCATTGGTTCAAGTGCCTGGTAATCCGTAAAGAACTGTGGTTTTCCAAACTCTGGACAGTCTAGATCTATATATGTTTGTAAGTCAATGCTGAAACACTGCGGGTGTATTCCATAATAGGCATCACCTCCGTCCAGTATGTGACACAGCAAATCATATTCTTCAGGATGTGTCTCAAAAAACTGTGTGCCGTTAATGAATTCTGTGCCAGCACTTATTACCACAGCATGGTCGTATTTAGCACAGGCTGATTGTAGTAGTTTGTCTACACTAGCGTCTTCGAACACAGTGTAACCCATGCCAGTTAAGTTACTAATTGTGTAGTCAGCACGATTTACTACTAGTTGCTTGTCTACAGTGTATTCAGCAACATCGTTTACAATACATACACAAGTATCTTTATCAGTAAATTTGCTTTGATATACGTTCATGTTGTTTACGATAACTATCTACAATTAGTTCACAGTATTCTTTTTTTCTATTGCCTAAATAGCAATGAGCTATTAAATGTATTCTATCTTTTTCACTATTGTTTACTACACTATGGTCGTTAAAAATATTACACATTATCATCTTTCCAGACTTAAAGGGTACTACTCCAGAATCTTTGATTGTCATGTGACATTCGTCAGGATGATCAATTGCTATGTTTACAGGAATAGGCCAATCAAATAAATTTTCACTTGTAACAAACGGTGAGTAATCATTATGAGGAGATATATATCCACCTGCTTCCAATTTCATAAACCTAATTCGGGCATAAGTTTCAGCTGGAAAAACAGACTTAAAAAATAATTTAATTTTTTTTGTTTTATTACCTAAAGATGTCCAGTTATAATTAGGTTCTTTTTCGTATCCGTAAGTTTGCCAAACATTTGTCTTATCTACATCAATACCATGTAGTACACAACTACTCCAGCCTCGATGTGTTCCTTCGCCTGTAGATTCATCTCTGTGTGCTACATAATAAGGCTCAGCAAGTTTGCTATCCGATAACCAACCTTTAGTATTAAATAAACAATCTAATTCTAAGTATTGATATCCATGTCCACTAATAATCCATTTTGTTTGATCTTCTAAACTGTAATCTGGAAGTGGTTTTGGTTCTAATACAGCATTGCGATGCTGATTATAAAATTTTATATGATCCATATGGTATTTATATCATTAACTACGCATATAAATAAAAAGTGTTTAGTTTTACAGATCTCAAAAGCGTCCACATAGAAATATCAAATCGTTGTCAGGCACAGTGTCCTATGTGTAGCCGTAACCACCATGGCGGAATAGGAAATCCTTTACTTACAGAAAGCGATTGGACTATTGAAGACTTTATACATATATTTACAGAAGAAGTAAAACAACAAATAGAAAAAATAACATTTTGTGGTAATTTTGGCGATCCGTTGCTTAATTTTCATTTAGTAAAAATGCTTGATTATGTTAAAAACGACGATATTTATATTGATATACATACTAATGGTAGTTTACGTAATCACACATTTTGGAAAGAATTACCAAACCATTTGCCAGCAGCACACAAAGTTGTATTTGCGTTAGACGGTTTAGCTGATACACACAGCAGATATCGAATAAACACAGATTTCAATAAAATAATTGACAACGCTCGTTCGTTTATAGCAGCAGGCGGTACTGCCGAATGGAGTATGATAAGGTTTAAACACAATGCGCATCAAGTATCGGCAGCAAAAGAAGTTTCTAAGTATTATGGATTTAAATATTTTACAGTTAAAGATAGCAGCCGTTTTGCTTTTGATGATAAATTTGCGGTATTAAATAAATTTGGTAAAACTGTGGATACATTAGAACCATACCAAGAAGTAAGTCCTATTTCTCCTGAACTTATACCTACTTTAGTAGATCAAACAATTATTGATTGTTGGGCTAAAAAGCAGTGCGAAGTTTACATTGATGCGCATCTTGATTTAATGCCTTGCTGTTTCTTAGCCAGTATTCCTTATAATTGGCATAATAAAAAAGATCCATTATACGAAGCTAAAGAGATAACAAAAGCTCAATATGAAAACCTTATATTTGATATGGGTAATACAAATTTAAAAAATACTTCGATAAAAAATATTATAAGTAAGCCTGGTTACACAAGTGTATGGAAACGTTACTGGACTACGCAAAAATTATATACTTGTGCTAGGACTTGCGGAAATTTAGTTGCTACACCTAGCGAACAATTTGTTGAAAAACTTCAAGTGACTTAGCTTTAGGTACACACATACCGCAACCGCATCTATTGTGTGGACATTTTATTATTCTATCGCGATTTTCATAGGCATAATTTAATATTCCATCAGGATTACTTAAACGTCCTATTGGGCCTTTTCGTCCACTAAAACTTGTTTGACAAGTTTGGTGATGATAAACTTTTCCTGTATGTTGATCAATATGTAAAAAATACTTGTTTACAGCACAATACCAATCTTTAAAATTAGTGTTCACAGCTTCTACTTTATTCCAGCATCCGTTACAGCTTCCTTGTATACTTCTAGCACCACAACAGCCTCTAGGCAATTCATATCCTTCTTTTACACGTTCAACTAAATCAATTGACAAACCTTTTTCTTTAAGATACCATTGTTGCTGTTCTATTGTATAAGGATGACTGGTCCTGCGTTTGACACCTTCAGTATCCTCAAACCAATCTGTAATTCCTACTATCCCGTCGCCTATTATCGTTGGTTTGCTATCAATACCGTGCGCCTTTAATTTTTCATGTACTTCTACACATTCATTCCAGTGATCAGCGTGCATCATTACATTTACTGTATTCCAAATACCTGCGTCATGTACTAATATAGCGTTATTTACTGTGCGTTCTTTACTAAAAAGTGCTGCTTCGGCATGATAACTTAGTGTTATGCCTACAAAGTTTTGCTTAATAAAATCAATATGCTTTTCTGGCCATGTGCCGTTGCTGGTCATGCCAACTTGAAACTCAGTTTCATTGTTTATTTTTTCTACAAAGTCCCAAAACTTTGGATTAACTGTTGGTTCCCCTCCGGTAAATCCTATATTAGCATTTGGTTGTTTATATAATGATGTGTATTGTTTAACAAATGACAATGTGTCACATAATTCATTCCAACTTGTAGGCGGGCTATAAGTGTTATGCCTAGTGCTTTCGCAGTAAGTACAATCAAAATTACAACGTCTACCAATATCCCATGTAACCATCATAGGTTCAGGATTGGTTAATTTTATAGCATCTACTTCCATTTAGTTATATTCACATCAGCAGCACATGTACACCAATCTCTAGTACAAATTATAGGAACATCGGGACGTTCAAAACTTCCATTATATATGTTTCCTAAACTTCCACCAACTCTACATGTAGCTCTATGTACTTCTCCATCCCAATTTATCATTAAACTTTCTATACCAGCTCTACATTGCCATCCCTTAAACATATTTAATTTTTCTTTAAGTAAATCGTTTGTGTGCATCAAATCTTTACTGTCAACAAGAGTGTTAGGTTTAGCTGTTGTTTCTGTGCTTTTTATCCATTCTAAATCTTTAAGTTCATACCGCATATCGTCAAACCAGTCATGACGTTCGGTCCATCGTATGCGTCTAATACTAAAAGCAATATTATGTTCAGTAAGTAATCTAGTTGCTAGTTTTACTTCTTTCATTAACTCGTGATGTGCCATTATCATTACATGAAAGTCTTTAGAATGTTTTATACCACCTACTGTGCCAGCAAAATATAAAATAGTGTCAAGTCTTTTACGCCAGTCTTTATCTTCAATATGTAAGCTGAACACTATGTAATTGACTGGCAGTTGTAAGTAGTATTCTGCTTTTCTAGTAGCGTTAGTTGTAACACTTAACCAATTAATTTTAGGACGAGCATACTCAATCAAATATTCAAACTGAGGATGAACGCACGGTTCACCACCTGTAAAACTAATACGTACATTTTTGATTTGAGAAAGTGTATCTACTGTTTCAAACAGTTTACCTATGTTTGTATGAGGACTATGTTGATCATGTATTTCAGGAGGACAGTATGAACAGTCTAGGTTACAACGTTTACCTAAATTCCACTCAACTTTAACACTATCTCTATAGTGCGGCCACCTATTTTCTACACTAAACATTTAGTAATATTAGTCTCCGGCATACAATTACATTCGCATTGAGTACAAACAACAGGTTGTAACGTAGGATTAAATTTTTTATAAAATGTTTTTTGTCTAAAATTATAATTTTTATCTTTGCCAAATAAATGTTGTCCACATGTTCCACTTAATTCACCGTTTGGACTAATGTGTATCCAGTCTAGTCCTAAATTACATTTCCATCCTTTGAACTTATTAAGTTTATTTACTAAAATATAATTGTCTGGCACACGTTTTTTGTCTACATATATTTTAGTTGATTTATATTTGTTATTAATAAAAAACCATAAAGGATTAGCACTACGAGCTTTATGTTTCTTTAAAATAATCTTTTGTTTTTCTGTATATTCTTTATTGCTTAAAATTTCTGAATATCTAATAGTCCAGCGGTACTTGCTTTTCTTCATTTTTTCAATAGCTAAAATACATTTGTCCCAATCCAAAGGATCCATCATTACACTAGCACTTACAATAACTTTGTTCTTATACAATAAATCAGCAACATTAATAAACGATTGTAAATTTGCTTGTCTATAATGATAGCTTAGGTGTATTTTGTCAAAATATTTGGCAAATTTATTCCATAAGTCTAATTTTTTACTGCCATTGCTAGTCATGCTGATTAAACAGTTGTAATTGTCCTTAAGATATTTAATATAATCAAGAAGTTTTGGCCAGTGTGTTGGTTCACCTCCTACAAAATGAATGTCAAATTTAGTTTTACCTTGATTTTTATACCAATTAAGCAGTCTATCTGTATTTTTAATTAATATATCGTAATTAAACCATTTGTGATTACCTTCGTGTGCGCCCTTAAAGCAATACCAGCATTGATAATTACAAATATTACCAATACTCATATCTATCATTAACGTATCGTTATTGATATTATTTGTAACTTGCGTAATCATCTATCAAACTTTCAAAACTTCTTTGTCCGCGACTCACATCAAGTCTGCGATTGAACTCTAAAGTTTGCGGCCACTTGTCGCTTAAATCTCTAGCAGTCAAAAAGTTAATATTGTCCTGTATCTGTTGTAGTGTAATAGGCAGTAATCTTTTGTCTACGCTCATAATAGGGTAGTCAACTACTTGTGCTTTAAGCATCTCTAGTTGCCGTATAATTCTTGTCTTATATTTGTTTGGTAAGCATTGCGCACTTAATACGTTTGGATAGTTTACTCTATGCGAGTAAAACACAATGCCCATTTTGTTTAAAAAGTAATCAATTATATCAGATAATTGTAAAGCATTTCCTGCTTGTACTGTACATGCTCCTACAACATAATCAACATTAGGAAAACTTTGGAATATTTTTACTGTTTCTTCTACTTGTGTAAAGTCACCGTTGCCTCTTATATGATCGTATACATCGTGTATACCGTCTATGCTTACATTAACACTTACTTTCCTAAACTTAGGCCAATAGTCGTGTATTGTCCTTCCGCCTTTTATACCAGTCACTGTGCCGTTTGTAGCATATTTTATCTCTATGTTTTTTCCATACGGTGCTAACATATCCAATATACGATAATGTGTAGGGTCCATTAATGGCTCTCCGCCAGCAAACTCTACTCTACGGAAATAAGGTAATAGTTTTTCAATGTTATTCCAAAAATCTACTTTGTCATTAAATAAATCAATATAAGGAGCTTCAGTAAGTCCTAGTTTTCTTACTGTATCGTATAGATAATTTCCTTCATCCTTATAAAAGTTTTCAACTTCTTTCCAGTCTTTCCATTGTGTGCTATCTAAAGGATTACACATGCGGCATTTTAAATTACATAAGTTATTAATTTTTATTTCTATTGTAGGAAATTCAAATGGCATACTCCAATCTGTACGTAACGATTCAAGCGCATCAGGATATAAGTTTATTCGTGCTTCGGGAAAGCTATCACGTATGTGCCTTTGTCTTAAACTCTCGACACCTTGATCCTCTAAGTTAAAACACGGGGCACAAACGTCTGGTCTCTCATTTGAAAGCACTTGTTTACGTACTTCACGCATTGTACCATTATTCCAAACTTCTTCCAAAGTACTATCTTGTATCCATCCAATAGGTAAACTACGACAACATACTTTGATAGCACCATCTTCTCTAGTAGCAAGTCCTGTAAACGGATGTAAGCAAAAAGTTTTACTTGGATGCATTGATAATACCCCATTCACGTTCTTTACACCAAAAACATTCATTACAGTATGGAACTCTTTGATAGGGTTTGTATGTTGTATAGTCTAGCCCTTCAAATTCGCCTTCACAACTACGTGTTATTTCCAATAGTTCGCCAATTTCATTATCAACATATTGCTTGATTATCCAATTTTTGCGTACTACACTAAATGGATGACAAACTGTTACACCCATATGTTCTGTTTCAATAGGTAGTCTAGCATATTCTCTATCCTCAGGAGCACCTTCAAACTTTTCATCTGGATTTAGGGTAACAGCAGCATACCATGCGTCAAGTTTGTGTAAATGTGCTATGTATTCATTGTGAGCTCGTAGTATAATTCTGTTTCCGGGCTTGTTTTGCCCATACTCGTCTGTAATATGTGTTGTGTGTGGCTCTTCCATCTCTGGCGGTATAAAGCCTTCTATGTGTTCGATACGATTGTTAAACTTTTCACGGAACCAACTTACCACATCTCTAGCAATCCAACGTTGCCAAGGGCGTGTTTTCCACATACGCACCTGTGTGGTAAAGTAGATATCAGCATTTGTGTTACTCAACACAAAGTAAGCCAGCAAAGCACTGTCAGCACCGCCACTTAGACTAATGCCAATACGTTTCCATTCTTTTTGTAGTGGTATTGTTACGCCATCGATTACCATAATATATTATAACACAGTTTAGTAATGTGTCAAGTGTCCTATTCCTATGCGTTCTTTGAATTCTTGTGTGAATTTACAATCAATACGCAATCCATATTCTTGTTCCATACTATGCTCACCGCCATGCCAGTCTTGGTCGTTGAAAAAACAAGCATGAGAATTTACATAATGCTTGCGTTTGTGCTCTGGATCCCAAATATAAAAGCCACGCTTGGTGTTTGGACGTATATGAATAAACTCAATATTGTGATCAGTATAGTCTTTTACTTCTGGATCTAAATCTCTATGCTCAAAGGGCCTACTACTTGCTTCACTTACAAAAAACATGACTCTACCTACGTGTTCTACAATTGATTGTTCCTTTAGTTGTGCTATCCAATCCATAACGCCTGGAAAGTAGGCACTTTCGTCTGTTGCGGCTCTTTGTTCCAAACCTCTGTCTTTCATATTGGTGCCTTCTTCTTGTAAAACATAGTAAGTGTATGGATCGTGTGCGCCCATAGCACTTTTTAAATATCTTACAAATTGATTACGTTCTATATAGTTGGTAAAATCTTTAGGAAATATTTTATCACCTTCAATACGTATCGGATTATTTGGTTCTAATGCTTGATATTCTTCATAGGCTTTGTATACTGGCTTCCAGTTGCCTATATAGCTCATGTCTTTTAAATCAAATCCTGCTGGCATCCATGTGCCTTCTTTGGCAAATAGTCGTGCTTGAGCCATACCTCTACATATTTCCGCATTTAATTTTTTAAAACCGTCTATATCTAAAAAAGGATCTAGGTCAATGTAAGGTAAGTTTTCGAAACCTCGTATCATACAACTACTTATATATTAAATACAGTATGATTAGTAACACTGAATACAAAATTAGTCTTGAAGAAGTACAACAAGCATTTGAGTTGTGTAAAACAATGGAAGGTAAAACAGTTTTAAATAAACCTACTGGAGATTTCTTTTATGATTCTTGGGAAATACTGCCTGAGTATAAAGATACTATATTTGAAAAACTATTATTACCTTTAAAAAATACCGGTGAAGCAAGAATTGTTAAACAAGAGTCTGGTACGTGCTATTTTGCCCATAGTGATATTGATAATAGATATCATTTAAACATATCAGGCGACAATGCAGCTCTTATTGATTTACACAATAATCATATGTATCCATTAGAAGCAGATGGCAAATACTATTTAATGGATGCTGGTCGCAATCATAGTGCTGCTAATTTTGGACAATACCCAAGATATCAATTAGTTGTACGTTGTTTGTTAAAACGTAGCGATTGGGTAACAGATCCAGTTGAAATTGTAGCCGGAGGAGAAAATCCACGTTTTGTTTTTGACAAATACATTTCACCATTGTTAAATGAAATTAATTTACGCCAAGCAATGAATAATTTTGAAATTACTTCAACAGGTGTCAAATTTTTAACAAATTCTTTTTGGATTAATCATTTAGTTGATGTTATGCCAGATAAATTTTCTTTGCTTTATCAATAAAATCACTAGGATAATCTCCGCTAAAATTATCTAAAACTACGCCTCCATAAAACTTAAACGAAAATGTTTTACTTGGATCTATTCCGTTAGAATTTAAATATTCAAAAAGTTTTGCTTGTCTATCTTTGCTAATATGATCAAGTACACTTTCTATACTAACTTCTTGTTCTTCATCGCTGTAGCAGAAAAAATGATTAACAGTTCTTAACTGTCCGTCTATAATAAAAAAACTACTCGGATGTAAACTGTATTTCCAAATGCCTTTATTTCTATAGTCTTGTAATATAGTAAGCATTTGTTCTTGCCAGTCTGGCAATACTTTGGCAAAGTTACGGTAGTCGCAATCCGCAAGTTGCCAAAAATCATCATCTTCTATATTAAAAATAATTCTACGTTTTACACTATCTAGTTCTTTAACATCAAGTGTATGTGGTGCTTCTAATGTATACTTGAATTCTCTACGCCATTTTTCGTTTAGAACACTTTGAGGCAAACATTCGTTTTTGTGATAGGTTTGGTCTACTGTGTAATGAACACTAAACAGATTATTTTGTCTGTCTATCTTGCTTGTATATACAAGATTATTTCTACACAGGCCTTTGCCTGGCACTGTGTTGTAATAATATTCAAACATTAGCTGTAAAGCGGGATAAATTTAGTTTCGCCGTTAACAGTTGCTTGTAACCAACTATCAGGCGTACTAGTGTTGCTTGGTGTTACCCCTGTTTCTCCATGAACTTTAAATTCTTTTAATTCGGTTGAAAGCTGACCGTTTGCGTCAAACTTCATATAATTTGTTCCATATGTCGGCGATTGGGTAACAAACCAAAGTTCTCCCGGGCATCCTCTATGCTCTCCGGCATTTAAATCAAATTCAGCATCATCTGGAATGTATCCATACATACCAGCAACAGCAACCATTTTTTCTTCATCGTCAGGATCTTCTGTGCTATCTTCAAAATTTTCATTAATTTTAATAGCACCTACCCATGCTACTGCTGGTAGTTTTGTTCCTGCTGAAATTGGGTTTGGATCCAGCCATGATCCGCCAATTGCTTCTAATCTGATACCTTGTTGAAACCAATCAGGAATATTGTTTGGTTGTTGTTCTCTAAAAAATCTTCCTGTAAATGCTGGATTACTATACGCAGATTGGACATTTACTAATACACCATCTTGGTCTACAACTACAGCATCTAAGTCAATAGCAGTTGCTACTACGTTATCACTATACAAAGTTTTTGTTGAAATAACATTTTGTAAAGGATCAAAAACTTCTAAGTTGTTATTATCATAGATATAGCCATTAAAAGATGTATTAGATATGTGTCCTAATGTACTATCGTACATCATTAATCCATCAGAATCGTAAATATTACCTCTAAGCGATCCAGCAAGATTACCGCTAATATTGTTTGTTACAATACTCTCCATAGTTAATGTTCTTGTGTTAATATTTAAAACTATATCATCGTCTACATCTATAATATTACCTTTGAGTGTGGCAGTGATAGGAAAGCTGAATACTCCTGTTGAGGAATTAAATATATCACTTCCGTCTGTATTTTGAATATGTCCAACTAAATTTCCATGTAGATTAGTTGAATGCAAAATATTATCATATTTGTTGTATATAGAAACACCGTCAGCGTTTTCTATATTACCAACTAATGTACCATAAAACTTTCTTTCTGAGTTAGATAAAATAACTTCACCGTCGTTACTAACAATATTGCCAACAAGTTTTCCAGTGAGAGTTTGTGTTTCATGATCTAACACAACTTGTCCTGCTGGATTAGTAATATCTCCATTTAGTTTTCCAAAGAACATTTTTTCTGAATGTTCAATTAGAGTTGATCCGTCACTTGCTAAAATATTTCCTTTAAAGTATCCTTGAAATAATCCGCTATCTCTTGAATAACGGGTATTACCATCGTTATCTAACAAATCGGCAAGCACAGTTCTATCATCTGTATCAACTATTGTTAAGCCACCAGTGCTGTTCAAGTTACCAGTTGATTCAAAAGTTACTGCTCCGTTTCCAGTGCTATCAAAAACTACTTCATTGTTTTCGTTGCGTAATGTACCAACAAATCTTCCTGTAAATGTATTAGTGGATTTATCATAGGCTTTTACAGTATCATTATAATATAAATCTGAATGAAGAGGAATGTAAACTCCTGATGTATCAATTAATCTGTTATCGTATTGGTCTACAAATTCGCCTTGTAAATTACCTGAAACTTTGCCAGTCAAGTTACCTGTGACATCTCCTGTAACATTGCCAACCAAAGTTCTTGTTTCACTATCTAGTAAAACAGTGTTGTCAGAACCGATAACGTTTGCTCTCAAGACTCCTTGCTGACTATCTATAATAATAGAACTGTCGGATCCTACAATATCAATTCTGTATTGACCGCCTTCGTATAATTCCATACTAATCTCCTATACTATATTTATCGGTCAGATAGCGATTGACAGATATTTTTTGATGCTATATAATAGTAACATGTACGATATCATTTTTGTTGGCGACAATATTGAGCAATACAACAAACTTAAAAACAAGTTTTTAATCGTAAAAAAAGCAAAAGACGTAAACGAAGCAAAAAAAATTGCGTTTACAAAATTCTTTTGGGTAGTTCATGATGACTTAGACATAAGTGACAATTTTAATTTTGATTATGTTCCTGATGAATGGAGTCAAGACATTGTACATGTATTTCTAAATAGTACTTATTATGATGGTATTGCCTTAATACCAAAATCTATAAATGTAAATCCAAAAGAATTATCTCATAGGTTTTTTGTTGCTCATAAAAAAGTTGAAGTAGTAGCCAGTACACCATTGCCGTATAAAAAATATAATGTCAAAACATACGATGATTATATATTTGCTTTAGAAAACACTAATACAGATATGTTCTGGATAATACCTGATTATGTAAATCCAACTGATAGATTTAAGTTTGATACCTATTTTAGTCATCATAATGCTTATGATAGAAATATTAATCATGTGTATTTAAATGGCAAATATCACGATGGTATTGTGTTGTGTAGTAAACATTCTCGTTTTAGTAAAAAAGAATTTGAATATAAATTTATATCCCATAAAAAAGAAGTCGATATACCTATTAGTACACCCAAACCTTATGATATAGTTTTTATTAGTTATAAAGAACCAAACGCAGACAAAAATTATCAACGTTTACTCAAAAGATTTCCAAACGCAAAACGTGTACATGGTGTTAAAGGAATACACCAAGCACATATTGAAGGTGCTAAACAATGTTCTTCTGAAATGTTTTGGATTGTTGATGGTGACGCTATTGTACTTGATGATTTTAAGTTTAACTATCAATGTGCGCAATGGGATAAAGATGTTGTACACGTATGGCGAAGTATGAATCCTATAAACGATTTGATCTATGGATACGGTGGTGTAAAACTATTTCCAACTCAAAAAACAATTGATATGGATTTAAGCAAGCCTGATATGACAACTAGTATAAGTAGTAAATTTAAAGCTGTAGGTGAATTAAGTGTTATCACAGGATTTAATACAGGAGAATTTGAAACATGGAAAAGTGCTTTTAGAGAATGTTGTAAACTTAGTAGTAAAATAATTGACAGACAAAGAGACGACGAAACACAAGAACGTCTAAATATATGGACTACTGTTGGCGCAGAACGTAAATACGGCAACTATTCTATTATAGGAGCTAAAGCTGGTAAAGAATATGGCGAAAAACATGCTGGAGATATTGAAGCACTTAGAAAAATCAATGACTTTGATTGGTTAGAGGAGAAATTTAATGAAACCACCTAGTTGGTTATACGGTTTACAAGATTATTTTGATTTTGAAGACGACTTTGTAGCAAAATTATTTGTAGATCAACTTATTAGTGTATATTTTAGTGATAACAAAGCTAATAGTGTAAAAAACCTTTGTTTAGCAGATTCTGGCGATCCTAATGAAAAATTACCTAGGTTTAATTTTTATTTCAAATTGTTGGATGAAAACCCAATTGACTTTGTAGAAACTGTTAGTATCATGCGCAAAAGACTTACAGATGTTCCACTGCTCGATTACTTTCATAAATATGGACGCAGAGGTTATAACCAAAAGTTTTTAGAAGATGCCTTTAGCAGAGGACAAGTTAGCAGTAAAATTTGGTTAGCAAAAGAACTGAAGAAAATATCTAACAAATACGATAATATTTTGCTTTGTGCTGGATGGATGGGGCAAGCTACTTTGTATTTTGATGCTTGTGGCATTGAATATGATAACATTAGAAATATAGATCTTGACGTAGATGCTTGTGATATTAGCGATCATATTTTTAACATGGATAAGATTGAAGGGTGGCGTATGGTCGCAAGCAACAGTGATATTAATGATCTAGTACACTACAATGATCATTGTGTTGTGCCTTTGGTTACAGGCGACGGTAGAAATATTGACACAAGATTTGAGCCTGACTTAATTGTAAACACTAGTTCAGAACACATGGACGAAAGTTGGTTTTACAATATCAAGATAGATGCTATAGTTGCTATTCAAAGCAATAACTTATTAGATGTTAAAGAACATGTTAACTGTGTCACAAGTATAGATGCCATGAAAAAGAAATTTAAATTATCTGAAATTTTATACGAAGGCGAAATACAACTACCAGGATATAAAAGATTTATGTTGATTGGACGCAAGTAATGGATTTGTCAACTTTAAGTACTAGAGAATTACAACTAGAAAGTGCTAGAGCATTAAGCACGATAGAAGCAACTAATAATAATATTTGGCAGTTTAATAAAGCAGCACATCATAATAGTTGGAACTGGTATTGTGCTGTAATACATTGGTATATCGATCAATATGGTGATTTGCCTAGTAAAGCAGGCCCCGGTAAGGATGTAAAGTTAGTATACGATGTATAAGTATGAAGATGTACGTGTTATTCATTTAGAAAACACACAGAACTGTCAAGCAAGTTGTCCTATGTGTGATAGGAACCAAAACGGTGGAGATATAAATCCGCATATTGATTTAAGTGAACTAACCTTAGAAGATTGTAAGCGCATCTTTGAGCCAGAGTTTATTGCTCAACTAAAAACAATGTACATGTGCGGCAATTTAGGAGATCCTATTGTTGCTAAAGATACGCTAGAAATTTTTAAATATTTTAGAGAACACAACAAAGATATGTGGCTCAGCATGAATACAAACGCAGGAGCAAGAGATGAAGCATGGTGGGCTGAATTGGCCAAAATCTACGGCAGGATGGGTACTGTTATTTTTAGCGTGGATGGTCTTAGGGATACTAATCACTTATACAGGCAGGGTGTTGTTTGGGACAACGTAGAAAGAGCTATGAAAAGTTTTATTGCTGCTGGAGGTAGAGCAAGATGGGACTTTCTAATATTTGAACACAATCAACATCAAGTTGAAGAAGCAGAAGAAATAAGCAAACTAATGGGCTTTGAAAGATTTCAAGCAAAAAAGACTGGAAGATTTGTAACAGCAAAAAGCGAAAATAAAGAATCACACCAAGCAGTCAATCGCAAAGGCGAAAAAACAACAGAACTTAAAAAGCCAGAAAAAAAGTATCAAAATAAAGCATTAAGCAAACAAGATGTGCTTATACAAAAATACGGATCGATGGATGCTTACTATGATGTAGTTCCAGTCAATTGTAAAGTAAAAGAGGAAGGTAGTTTGTTTATTACAGCAGAAGGGCTTGCTATGCCATGTTGTTGGACTGCTGGACGTATGTACAAATGGTGGCATAAAAATCCTATGGTAGAACAAGTATGGGATTTTATTGAACGTTCTGGCGGCAAAGACGCAATTAGTGCTAAAAAACATGGACTCAAAGCAGTTTTTGATACAGGACTATTTGACGAAATTGAAGATAGTTGGAATCAACCTAGCTGTGGAAACGGAAAACTAAAAGTTTGTTCAATGAAATGCGGCAAAGAATTTGATCCTTTTGGAGAACAATTTAAGTGAATCTTTATCAGTTTGATACAATTAAAAAAATAGAAATAGATTGTACAAGTTATTGTAATGCTTATTGCGGAGCATGTGATAGAAACATCGACGGCGGCGAAAATCATCCTAATCTAAAACTAAATCATATCAGTGTTGAAGATTGGCGTAGTTTTATCACCAAAGACAATTTACAAAATGTTCAAGAAATTATTTTCAATGGTAATTTTGGTGACTTCAGTATGAATCCAAATTTTATTGAAATGATAGAAATATTAGCTGAAGTCAAAACAGATGTATATTTGAATTTGAATACCAACGGCGGCGCACGTAATACAAAATTTTGGCATGACCTTGCTGTGGTATTACAACGGTTTGCTAAACATGATATAAAATGGGGTATTGACGGACTTGAACACAATCATGACACTTACAGACGTGGAATCGATTGGAAAAAACGTATAGATAATCTACGTGCCTTTAATAATGCTGGAGGCAACAGTATATGGAAGTGTATTGTATTTGATTACAACAAAAATGACATAGATGCTATTAGCAATTTTGCCGAATCGGTAGGCTGTATGGCCTTTCAAACCAATCGCAATCGATCAGATGTTGACATGAAAGCCTACAAAGATTTTCCACAGCAAAAGTTATCTGGCCCTGATACAAAAACATTCAGTGAAAAATATGCTAGACGTGATACATTCCGTTCTCATGTAGCAACACCTCCGACTAATGCTGTACAACCTGTAGGAAGTTTTGCTTGTCCTTATGCTGAGGAAGGCATGCTACAAATCGATCCTTGGGGCAATATTTGGCCATGCTGTTATATCAGTGGTAGACAACTTGATCTAAGAACAAACTTTAATTATTCAAAGTATAAAAACAATCATATAAGAAATGCCAACTTGCGTACATTAACACAAGAATTTGCCAATGATTTACATTTAGCATGGCAGCGTGAAAGCATAGATATATGTAATCGTTGCGGCGGCAAAGAAAAACCTGCTCCAATATATAACACGGTGATATCATGAAAATTGCTGTAGTGTTAAGAGGTCAAGCTAGATGTGCTAAACTAGGATCAGACTTATTTCAACGCTTTGTTGTTGACGAAAATCCGCAACACCAATTTGATGTTTTTATTCATACCACAAACACAGAAACGATATGCGATGCTACAGATGCA